TGCTAGAATCGCCGGGTTAAGAACCGTAAAGTAAACGATATAATCGTTAGTCGAAGGGTCCACGTACTGAAGCGCATAAGGGAACGGTAGCTCAAGTTCCTTAGTGTTACTCATAGACAAGTCTAAGTCAATATGAGGGAGCTGAGACGACGGCGAAAAGTAGTCGTCTTCACTAGGGTCTGGATTCCAATGATTGTAAGCATAAGAGTCCGCCTTCTTCTGTGGAACGAAGGTAAATCGGACCATACCAAGGTATTGTGAGCCACCGGTAAAGCTCACGGAAATTTTTGGGCTTCCTCGAAAAAGACCCCATCCCTTAAGAACATTGTTCACAGGAGTGATAAGGTACCAGTCGGCCAACATGGCTGACTGAGAGTCAGCTCCAGTGGAAAAAGTAGCTAGCTGGCGTGGCCTAGCGAAAAACTGGACTATATCTAAGTCGGGAAGAGTCTCTCGTAGACCCATAATGCCGTCACTGTAGGGGGGAAGCTCAATGTGCTCCAAACCCGCGACTGCTGTCACGGGGGTGTCGGGGATAGAATCCTCGACGCGTATAGTTGGATTAATTTCAGTTGTTGAATAGCATAAAAGCCCGGGTTGTTCAACAAAAGCCCGGGAAGTGATTAGGGACTGGGAAACCGTAGCTCCTCTACCATCGAGTACTTCTCGCGTCTCGCCCCAAGGCGCGAGTGATTTTCTCGAATCGCTTGGCACCACGTATGGTACTACAAGCGCAGTGGCGGACTGATAACAAATCAGTCCGGGTGGAGTGGGCCACACAGTGTCTTGAACGTCGTAAACGTTGCTCGACCAAGTGCGGAATACTCCATAGTCATACTCCAATTGGAGCATACTATATGCTGGTAATTGTAAGTCGCCCACCAGCGGGGCCAATTGAGCACGAAGCTCGAGGAAAAACGGCTCCCCGTGAAGAAACGCTTCACGCATCATACACAGGGCCAAATTTTTGTTTCTCTCCTCCTCTTTTTCCTTAGCCACCCCACAAACGTAGGATAAAGCTCGGAAGATCGAGGCCTTGGAAAGAGGGGCGTGGTACTGGTTGCCTACAGGCCTAAACTCCCTCTTCAAAAAGGAAGCTTTGAGCAAAGATTTAGTACTAGTGCCCATTTCGCCCTTAACCGCAGAGGTCATGGCGTAACCGGCGCGTTCGGCCCAAAAGAAT